CCCCGAAATGGCTGCGCAAATGGCCCCGCAACTCATGCAGAAGGTGATGTAAATGGGATGGGAAGAGCTTGAGCCTGTCGTGCCTGATGTCCGCGATGCGTCACAGAAGCGCGAGGATACTGACAAGCTGGTGCTGCGGGTATTTGGTAGTGATGATGGTGCCAAATTATTAACCTGGCTCAATCTTGTCTATGTAGATGTGCCTGTTGCGGTACCGGGCGCTGATTCTTCACATGCTTACTTTGCCGAGGGGCAGCGTAATGTGGTGAGGGATATCATGTATCGCATTAAACGAGCGAAGGAGATGTAAATGACCGAAGAAACCGCAGTCCAACCCAGCGAAGATGCTGGCCTATTGGACGGTATTTCTGTTGGCGAGGAAGCTGTCGATACCAACCAAACGATTAACCATCGAGAGGCAACCGGCAACGATGACGAAGTAAAGGACAGGCCGGACTATTGGCCCGAGAACTTCTGGAATAAGGATAACAACGTCCAGACATGGAGGGTATTGCGAAGTCCTGGATGGATTTGCGCAAGATGGTGTCGCAGGGTAAACATAAAGCCCCCGCTGACGGCAAATATGACTTGGCTGCGTTCGGCAATACGCCGGATAACGACCCTGTTCGCCAGCATGTTATGGGCTGGGCTAAGGATTACGGCGTTAGCCAAGCAGCATTCGATGCGCTTGTTGGCCGTGTCGTCGAGATGGGTGGCGAAGTATCTGAGCAAGAGGTTCGCTCTATTGCTGAGGAGCGCCGTGCGCTAGGCAATAACGCTGATGCCATTATCAACGGTATGGTTGATTGGGCTACTGGCCTTGTCAACAAAGGCGTGTGGAGCAAGGATGACTTCGAGGAATTCAAAGTCATGGGCGGCACTGCGCGGGGTATTAAGGCGTTGATGAAGCTGCGCGAATCTTATGAGGGTATGCGCATCCCGTTGAATGTGGCCCCTGATGATGGCGCTCCGTCGAAAGACGACTTGTATCAAATGGTGGCAGACCCGCGCTATCAAAGCGATCCGTCTTTCCGTAAGAAGGTTGAGAAAGCATTTGCAACTGCGTTTCAATAGGAATAGCATCTGACTGTCGTGCAAGCGACTCTCTCCTCCAAGGTTGCCCCGCTGTAACAGGCGGGGTTTTTTTCTTCTCTTGACAACATATTCTTATATGGTATAAGTCATTCCCATAGGCTCTATGACCCTATCCGCTGCGGAGCAGACGAACGGCTACCGTAAGTAGCAAGTAAACGGCCCTGTTTTCAGGCCAACCGGCGCGATACCTTTTCTATTTTTTTTAGGAGTACACAAATGGCTATCTCTTTGTCTAATGCCTTTGTCACGCTCTTTGACGCAGAAGTTAAGCAGGCTTACCAAGCAAAAGGTGTTCTTGCTTCCTATGTGCGTCAGCGCCGTGGCGTTGAAGGCTCTACCGTTAAGTTCCCGAAGGTTGGCAGCGGTGTCGCTACCCCTCGCGTTCCTCAATCTGATGTTACCCCGCTGAATGTTTCGTTCAGTTCCGTGACTTGCACCCTGGCTGACTGGAATGCCGCTGAATATAGCGACATCTTCTCGCAAGCCAAAGTGAATTTCGACGAGCGCAACGAACTGGTTCAAGTGGTTTCTGCCGCTATGGGTCGCCGTCAAGACCAGATCATTCTGGACGCTCTGGCTGCTTCTGGCACTTCGCTGGCCGTGAGCAACGACATTGGTGGCACTGACACCAATATGAATGTCGCCAAGTTGCGTGAAGCAAAGCGTCTGATGGATGCTGGCAATGTCCCGATGGACGGTCGTATCATGCTGATCCACGCAAATGGCCTGGCAAACCTGTTGTCCGAGACTTCTGTCACCTCTGCTGACTTCAATAGCGTTCGCGCTCTGGTGTCTGGCGAGATGAACACCTTCTTGGGCTTCAAGTTCGTCACCATTGGTGATCGTTCTGAGGGTGGTCTGGCGCTGGCTTCTAGCGACCGTACCTGTTTCGCCTTCCACAAAGATTCTCTGGGTTATGCAGAAGGTATCGGTATCCGTACCGAGATCAACTACATCGCTGAGAAAACCTCTTGGTTGGTGAATTCCGTGTTCTCTGCTGGTGCTGTAACGATTGATGCCGGTGGCATCGTTCAAGTTACTGCCCGCGAGTCTTGATAGGAGGCTGACATGGCTTTTTCTACTACTGGTCTGAACCTCGTTGGTGGCTCCAAGGCTGGCAATTCGCCGCAAGTCTGGACTTACCAAACCGAGGATGCCGCAGCAACCGTGGACACCACGGGTTATTTCGATAACGGCACCACCACCAACACTGGTATGCGCAATCTGATGAAGGCTGGCGATTTGATTTATCGCGTCACCACCTCCAGCGGCGCGTATTCCAGCGCAGGTTTGCATGTGGTTCTCTCTAATGCTTCTGGCATTATTGATGTTTCCGATGCGACCGCACTTGGTGGCACCGATACCGACTAACTTGTAGTGGTATCATAACGGGGTCGGTGCCATTAGGTGCTGGCCCCTTTTTCGTATAAGGATTTGATATGGCATCAGGCGATTCTGCTCTTTCTATCTGCTCTGACGCGCTGATTCTAATCGGTGCAGACCCTATTTCATCCTTCACGGAGGGGACGGACGCGGCGAACACTTGCGACCGAATCTATCCGAACATCCGCGATCAAGCAATGCAGGCGTACCCGTGGACTTTTAGTTTCCAAAAGGTTCAACTGGCGCGGCTCGTAACTACGCCGGTTTCTGAATTCAAGTATGAATACTCACTTCCTGGCGATAGGCTTGGCCCTCCGCGTCGAGTGTTCAATTCAAACGCAACATCCGCTTACCCGATCCAAGCGTACCGTTTGCTCGGCAGTAAACTGATGACCAACGAGACTTCTGTATGGGTTGATTACCAATACTCAGTCCCAGAATACTCGTTGCCTGTGTATTTTGTGCAGTTGCTCAAGTACATTATGGCGTGGCATCTCTGTACGCCCATTACCGATCAGGTTGAGAAGGCGCTGTATTGGGAGCGTGTCGCTGTCGGTAGCCCAGGCGAGAACAACCGTGGCGGTTATTTCCGCACCGCGATGAACATTGACGGCCAAGGCCAGCCGGTATCAGCGATTGAGGACTTTAGTCTTATTGAGGTTCGTTACTAATGACGCGCTTTGTAACCGTCCAAACCAACTTCTCCACAGGGGAGATTGATCCGCTGCTTCGTGCGCGTATTGATCTGGATGCGTACAACAACTCGCTGGAAACGGCACAGAATGTGTTGATCCAGCCGCAAGGTGGCGCTCGTCGTCGCCCAGGGCTGCACTATATCGCGGCATTGCCTAACTCTGGGGCTGAGTCAGCCGCAAATGGTGTGCGTCTCGTCCCGTTCGAGTTCAGCGTGGATGATAGTTACATGTTCTGCTTTACGCATAACAGAATCTACATCTTCAAAAATGAGGCGCTAGTTACAAATATCAATAGCTCCGGCAATAACTATCTGGACACAACCGCTGTTGGCCTAACCGCCGCTCGGTTGTCTGATTTGTGCTGGACGCAATCTGCCGATACCATGATTCTTACGCAAGAGGGTATCAATCCGGCAAAACTGGTTCGTGGCGCAACTGATTCCGCTTGGACTATCTCCGCGCTGACTTTTGATTCGACCCCTAAGTATGCGTTCACGCTTTCCGTAACAAACCCGGCTGGCACGCTCACCCCTAGCGCGGTGACGGGGACGGTCACGCTGACCGCATCATCATCGGTTTTTAGTTCCGGTAATGTGGGCCAATTCATAAACGCGGTTCCGCAAGGTCGCGCAAAGATCGTGCAATATGTCTCCGGCACATCAGTCAAGGCCGTCACGGAGTTCCCGTTCTTTGATACGACCGCCATTGCCTCTGGTAATTGGGAAATAGAATCCGGTTATGAGNCGGTTTGGAGCGCGTCCCGTGGGTGGCCGAAGGCCGCGACATTCCACGAGGGGCGGCTGTATTTCGCTGGAAGCACGGCGCGGCCTAGCACTATCTGGGGATCAAAGGTTGGCTTGTTCTTTGACTTTGAGGCGGCTACCGCGCTTGACGATGATGCTGTAGAGGCCACGCTGGATACCAATACCTACAATGAGATCGTAGACATTGTGTCTGCGCGGGACTTGCAGGTGTTCACTACGGGTGGTGAGTTCTATGTCCCGCAAGAGGGGCTGAATCCAATCACTCCGGCGGCGTTCTTTGTTAAGACGGTTACAAATAACGGATGCGCACCGGGTGTGCGTGTTCAGCAGGTTGATTCCGGTACGCTGTTCGTTCAGCGCCAAGGGAAGTCGCTCAATGAGTTCGCGTTTACGGATACGCAACTGACATACATGACTAGCAAGATCAGTTTGCTTGCTGGCCATTTATTGAGGTCTCCTATCGAGATCGCATTGCGCCGCGCAGTGGCGACCGATGAGAACGATTTGTTGCTGATCGTGAATGGGACGGACGGCACGATGGCGGCATTCTCGCTGCTTCGTGCGCAGAATGTTATCGCCCCGTCAGAACTTGTTACGGACGGCTTATTCAAGGCCGTGGGGGTGGATGTAACAACCATTTATTCCGTGGCGCAGAGAACAATCAATGGCAGCACGGTGTTCTATGTCGAATATCTTGATGACGATTCTTACACCGATTCTTGTGTGCAGGGTGGCGCGGCTGCATCAGCATCTCTGCCGCATCTTGTTGGCAAGACGGTGAATATCCTGCTGGATGGCGCTGTGATGGCTAACCAGGTTGTTCCGGTTGGCGGCACGGTGACTTTCACCAGATCATCGACATCTTCATACGAGGTCGGATTACCGTTTGTTGTTGAGATGAAAACCATGCCAGCCGACATGAAAATACAGACCGGCACTAGAATTGGATTCAAGAAGCGCATTGTGGAAATCAACGCGATTGTGCATAATTCTCAGCACATGGAAGTCAATGGAATCCCTGTCGTGTTTCGATCATTGAACGCCCCAATCCTAAACGCACCAGTGCCTGCATATACCGGGATCAAGAAGATTCAGGGTATCCGTGGGTATAGCACCGATGGTCAGATAACCGTGCGCCAGACCTTGCCGTTTAAGCTGACGCTGCTCGGTATGGAATATAAACTCTCTACGCACCAGGGGACATAAAATGGCACCAGTTGTATATGTAGCGGCGATGGCGGCGAAGGCGATTGGCACCTATCAACAGGGCCAGACGCAGAAGAAGCTGTATAACCTCCAAGCACAGCAAGAGCAGATCAAAGGTGAGCGCGATAAACTGCGCTACGAAGATGCCGCAAATGATGTGATGAATAAACTAAACGCAACAAACGCGACCATCTCTGCGAGAGCTGCCTCTGGCGGTGTGTCTTATTTTGAGGGGTCGGCGCGTATGTTAAGCGCGGTCAGTAACAAATACGCTGGCAAAGACTTCACGAGAGCGATGGAGTCCGGCAAGATGGCCCAATCTATGGGGGAGGCCCAGGCTGGCGTGTTACGGGCCACTGGCGAGCAAGCGGCGAAATCTGCGACCATTAGCGCGATTACCGATCTAGCGATGGCAGGCGCTTCTATGTACACAATGGGGACAACGCCTTCGGCTGGCCCAAGCGCCGGTACCGCCACAACAGCCGGAACGGGATCAACAAGTTGGTCTTGGNGCAATTTCATGGGATTACAAACCCTCATTTATGAGGCCGTAATATGCCGCAGCTTCCAGTTTACGAATCTAGGGTACAGCTACAGCCGTTCGGCTCTGTTGGG